CTACCAACCATGGCGGCATTATTTCCTTGCCTTCGTCTAGCCACGACTCTGGTAAATGCCACGCCTCAATTACCACAGGTTTCTTTCTGAACTTCATGTTGCCTCCTTGCGAATAACTTCTACGACACGAGGCAAACCTTCAGCGGTCTCTACCTCAACGACGTAGTCGAAGAGGTGCTCAGCAGGTACACCCAGTACCATCAAGTCAGCCTTTTGTTTAATGCTGCATTTGGTATCGTGGTGCTTGCTGGAGCCGCAGTATTGACAAATCATCTATGTCTCCTTATCGAACATATCTTTCTGCTTCTTGAGCTTTTCGCGTCTTTTTTTATTAGCTCGGTTGAATTGCTCTCGCCGACAAATTCGGCATCTGCGTATATTCCCCGGACCATGCAAGGTGTTGTCCAGCGAGTATGGATGTTTTTGAGGGCAGTGAGTTTCGTGGCCATGTCCGGTTCCTCGCCGCACATTCTCAAGACGAGTGACTGGTTCAAGGTGATTGGGATTAACACACGCATGATTGCGACAAAGATGGTCTATGACTAACCCTGACGGAATAAGGCCAACTTGGTTTTGATAGGACCAACGATGAGCAAGCATCATGTACCTTTGTCGGACACAGAACCGCCCATAACCACCAGTATTGGTGTGTGCGATCCAAAACCAACACTCATCAATGCTTTGTTTATTTACTTGTCGCCAAAATCGCTCTTCGGCTGTCCCGTGTTTGTAGCCCATCAATTCTTTTTATCAATGAGTTCGGATTTCAGATTTGTCCCGTGGTCAAATAGCCACAGGACATGCCTGTCGCCGCTGTTGGACGGGCAGACTTGGTCTTCGTCTTCTTCGGGGATGTACTTCAGACACCAACAGCACTCTCTGAGGTATGGGGGTTGTGGCTTAGGGGTTGTAACCATCGGGATTCTCCTTCTTTAGCACCCATCGCAGGACTCGTGCGATGTTACTAACATGTTTGTATGCGTCGCTCTCGTAAGTCTTTCCGATGAGAATTGCTCGCTCACCCTCAATTAGGTCCAGGCAAGCTTGAACTTGTTCCCGTGTCCTCATGCTGTTGTCACCCATTATTCCCCTTCATCCACGATGATTCCCTTCTCCCAGACGCACGAGCCGTCTTCTACAGGGTGGCCGTAGCCATTAGAGCCTTTGTTCCTGGCGCAGTGATGTTCATAGCACCAGTATTGTGGCTCCATGACCGTGGCGTGGTGGAAGTAAAACATTCGGGCACTGCACTCCTTGACCCAACTAAGTGGGTTCCTCCCTGCTGGTATCTCCCAGACGCCCATCTCGATGAGTATCATGGCGTCCCGGCGTGCAGCGGACAGTTGGTACTTGTCTTGCTCTACGGGCGGCGTATTCGGCTTCTCAGCGCCCCTCTGGTGGTTCTCTATGAAGGGATGGTCTGGCTTGCCGGTGTAGAAGGGATCATCGTTCCGTTGGATGGTCTCAGGGTCATCGGCTCTCAGCCCTGGTTGGCTTTGAGTCGGAGCAAAGTCTTCGTTCATGGACCGTTCGGCTTGGTCTGGCGTTCCTTGGGGGAATTCGTTGAACGGGTCGTTGTCATAGACGGTTGGTGAGTTTCTAGGTATCATTCCGTCGCTTGCTGGTGGCCCGTCTACGTGCTCCATCTTGACGATGTCTCGCCACATGCCATTCTCGGCAGGCTTACTGGAAAGCTCCAACGCATACCATTCTCCTACTACGGGGGCGGAATGATTACCGAGATTCCAGAAGCCGTCCAGATTGCTGAAAAGAAACTGGTGCTGATCAGGTGATTTCTTGGCATTGAACTTAGAGCCTCCCTTGCATTGACGGATGGTTGGCTCATAGTACGTTTTACCTGCCGATTCATTCCTGGGGGTTAGTCCTTGTATGGTGGTCACTTCTTACCTCCGGTTGGTTCGTATAGCATGGTTAATTTTGTGTCGGGCATTGAAGTAATCCCAACGAAATTGGTTGCTCTTTCGATAGAAGCCGTATTGCTCCCCTACCCAAGAGGTGGGATTGATCAACTCATCCAAGACGCCCAAGATTAACTTGTGCTCGGCCTCAGAGAAGGTTATCTTTCTCATCTACCCACCTCCTTCTCCATCTCGTACACGAATCCATTGACGCCCTGGTGAACCCAATAGACTGTCCAGCCTTCTGCGGCTAACTTGTCTCGTTGCTCGGGTCCGGAAGCTGTCTTGTAAACCATTAGTTTTTACTCCAATCGTTCTCGGAATGCGTCACTTTTTTAATAAATTCCACAGCTTGGACTAGGTCTGCGAATGCTTCATCTATGTCCCGTGACTCTGGTCCAAGGCCGTCTAAAACTTCCACCATATGCTGGCAGGCTTGATATAAGGATGGACGGTCATTTACTCGGGAGTATCCTTTTCTGGCGTGTCGCATTCACATTCTCCAATCGTTCTATCGTAGACCTGCCAAGGCAATCCTGATGGCAAACCCCCACATGTCTCACAGACATTCTGAAACGCTTCGGCCACTTCTAGGATGGTGCGGCGTAGCTTGGTTGCTTGGAGGCTTTCGGGTGTCATGGGTAGTCTCAGTCGTTCATTCATTAGAAAAACATCCATTTGATTAGAATCAGTGCGCCAATGAAAAGACCTACGCTGAACCCGAACGCTGCTAACACTAGGCATCCGAGTGTTACTAGTTTTATTCTCATGGTTTCAACTCATAGATGCGGTCTAGGACTTCGCGGGGGTTGTCCAGGCACGCCTTGTCATAAAACGAGCCATTGAGATACCCCAGAGCTTTGACTACATCGAAATATGCATGTGCTCTATATGTGCTACTTGAAACGCCGCGCACGTCGGCTACAATCTGCGCCGGTCAACGCTTTGTATACGTCTCATCGGCATATGCGACGTTATTATGGTCACTTCCTATAGCCTGATAGTTAATCATCATGTCGTCGGCTTCTAGGATTGCTTGGATTTCTTCTTCTGTTAGCATCATTTGTCCTCTACGTGGCCTTTTAGCTCTTGTTGGCGATGCTTTCCGCAATCACATATTTGGGTTACAAGAGTGACTAGCCCTGTATCACCTGAATAAGACCCCCACGCAGTCTTAGTGTAATGCCGATAGACTGGCCGACCCCACTGGTGATGATGTCGTTTGAAGGGCCACATTATTTGTACCTGTGAGTTTCTGAGTGGATGAATAGGTCTCTGGGTGATCCGTGCCAGGGGCAGAGTTGGCACTTACAGTGGCCAGGAGGTGTGTCTATCCGCATATTTGATTGCCCATAGTTTCGCAATTCCAGCACGTCATATCCTCTTGACATTCGAGCTTGTCTAGGCGGGAGTCGAACCACGAGTAAGAGAATATCGCCAGCCACATAGTTGCTACTAAGACGACTATCAAGAAGGTTGCGAGTATTTTATCTATGGTTTCCATCTGACTTCCCCTTGGCGATGCTGAGGAACTCTGCGCGGTCGAACGGTGTTCCGGGTTCGTGTCGCTTCTCCGGGTCTAGACCAGCACAATCTTCGCAGATTAGGTTTAGGCACTGTTCAACAGCCTCTGCCTCGAATTCGTCCGCGAGCGCGTTGATGAGCGAACTAACTGGGCATACGTCCACTAGTTCTTGTGGGCCATATTCAACCTTGTGTGTTTTGGCGCGGATGATTGCTGCGATCTTATCTGGGTCCATGTGGGTCTCCTGTGGCCTTGGCCAGGGCTGTGGTAGCAATTTTAATGCACGAGTCGAGGCAATTCTTTAGGTATTGGTCTCTGTCACGGGTGTAGGCTTCGCTTGGTATTGTTCCATCATTCTCTCCTAGGGTTGAAGCCACAGTTGACGCAGTGGCCTTGTAAGGTCAAATGCTGCCCCTTGCAGCGGTTCAGTGGTCCAGCATGGGTCATGTGGGCGTTGAGTTCTTTAATGGTCATCGTGTGGCCCCATCGAAAAGCTTTGACCCTACTTCACCATCCTCTTCGAGAATGAGATACGTCTTACCGTTGATGCTTACAGAACAGTCATTGGGTATTGTGAGGTAACGGTAAGTTGGCAATCCTCGATATGGGTTTGATTTGACCACGATACGGTCGGGCATTGTGAATCCAATTTGATCAGTTAGTTCTTCACCATTAAGCATAATCTCCTCCTTCTTGGCGGTCCTCAGTGTGGCGCGGAGCGTTTTACATGTTCAAATTAGACTGCGTGCCTCGCTTTGGGTCCACCATCGCATATTCGCCTGTTCCGATATGTTGATAGAAAAAACGAAATCCACGCTTTCCTATTAGTTTGTAGTCATTAACATCTTGGTTCCAGACACGTAATGCGTCCCAAGCACTACCTTGGGCATTGTCTGGGATGGGGGTTATCTTGATTCCGTTGATATCCATTGCTTCTACTCCAAGCCTGTCTTATTTGTGACCCTGCGCGGACGCCCGTAGGCGTTTCGACTAGACGGTGCTCCAGATCACGTTGCGGTCTAGGTCCATGACGGTAACGTCGCCGTCGTCATTAAGGTGAATTATCGTATCGTCCCAGGTAACGTCGTGCATGCCAGGCCCAAATGATTTGCCTGCCCAACGCACTGTCTCATTTAATTGGTCCCAATCCGGCCAGAAGCCAAAGTCACTTCCGTCCCCCGGATGAGCGCCGAAGTAGACGAACGGCGGGCAGGTTTCAACCAAGCGGGCCTCTAACTCTCCCAGCCAACCATGGTGGCTATGTAGTTCGTCATCGAACTTAGTTTCGTCTTGAACGACTGTGGGGGGCTCTGATCCAAGAGTTATCAGAGCCGTAGCAAAAGCTTCTATTAAGTCCTCGGTCTTGAGTGTGCCTGTGCTGATGGAGCCAAGCTGGAATGGTTTAGTCGTAGTCATTTTGTCCTCACAGAATTCGTGATAGGCACTTTCGCCGCGCCAAGTAGCCAGTTCTACAGCGACGTGTGCGCCGCAATAGTCACATTCCATCACTGACATTATTTACTCTCCCTTGGCCTAGTCTGGCGTGATCCCATTCACACTAGGGACCACAATTGCTAGAACAGGCCTAGGATTGTTAACAGCTTGGCTTTTATCTCTAGAGGGCAATTGCAGGTATCAGTATTCAGATGGCATCCTTGGCATCTGTATGACCGGTCAGCGGATATAAATGTCCCGTGTGGGCATCCGTCTCTACATTTCATGGTGTCTACTCCATCGGATTTAGGTTGAGTGCACTAGGGACCACGTAGCAGGCTAATTCTCGATTCCATTCTCAAGCCATCCGTAGATGAACTTGGCGATGATGTCTCCCTCCGGTTCCGGTTCATTGTCTATAAAACTCGTGATGTGCTTTGTCACAACGGCTTGGGTCAGATCACCGTAGCCAAATTCCTTAAGCATACCGTGGAACGCCTTTGCCAATGTCGGGCGGTCGGATGATGCGAATTGCCTGAGTTGTTCTCCGGTCATTACCAACTCCGATATCCGTAGACGTTTTGTGCTATGTCTAGAGCTTTGACGATTGCTTCCACCTTGGCGCTTGGTGCGGCTTGTAGCCAATCGCTGTTCTTAGGTTTTATTAGCAGGCGCATGGGCTTCCCTTCAGTCTTGTGGTAGACAGGGTATCCGGTGATGCTATGCCGTCGCTGGCCACTGGCGTAAGCTTCGGATGCAGATAGGTTCCAATTGATATCGTGATGCCAAATCTTGCCCCTGATATGGCAGTACATTGAGCGCCAGTGGTGCGGTCCGACTTGGTCAACCAGTATATATTTCATGTTCAGTCTCCCTGCTACAGTTTCGGCTCTTGCTTCATCAGCGCCCGTGGGCGGACTTTAGGCGGGGAATTGAGCAATTGGCGCATCGGTGATTAGTGGGCACACCTTATCAAATACTTTGATTGAATTGGGTGCATCTTCATTGCCTATCATCCACGCTGACTTCGCATTATCAGGCAAATCAGGCATGTGTACATCTTTCAGCCATTGCATGTCCATTGGGCCACTGATTAATTGCTCAATCATCTTGCTAACCTCGTTTGTTTCTTTGGTTCCCTGTTACTATATACCCTGTAGTACATGTTGTCAAGCCCCAATATTTAGGGTATAGTGTAGGTATGGGGATAAAGTTAATCACGGTCCAGTTAAACGAATACACTTGTGAAAGATGCCAAGAAACCTGGCGTCAACGTGTGGAAGGCAGCCCGTTGCCGTTGACGTGCCCTAGGTGTAAGTCTCCCTATTGGCCCAAACCTAGAAAGATGATAGGATAGGGACATCAGCCGCTTGTCTGACTGCTATGTAATTGGAATCGACCCCAGTTGCAGACAAGCTAGCAGTCAGCCGGGCGGCTTTTGTTATTGGAGGGAACCATGGACTGGGATCAGTTAATCAAACGAGTTAATGAATTTCCAAGTAGGCACCCCCAAGGATCGATTGAAGCCGACTTTGAATGGAAGATTCTCGTGCTTGAGCTTCTGGCTGAGATAGCAGGGAACACAAAGCCTTGAGCACAGTGTCTGACCGATTAAAGCCACCAGAGCAACGATTCTTTCGTAACCTCACGGCTGGTCTCTTATTTTGCGGATCGCAACCGTGTGCTACTTTCCCTGGGGATTGCGTAAGAGGCCAGCCGTGAGGTTATGAACATGATTGGAGGGCAGATGGTAGAACAATGTACGGCTCGCAAACCGCTTGCAATGGTAATCCCGCCCCAGGGTGCCACAATTCCATGCCCAGTTCATACGGATGGGCACTTTATCAGAGGTCCACAGATACGGATGAAAGCGTAGTTCCTAGTTTCATGGGAGGGTCTCTTGCTCATAGTTGCGAATTTAGCAGCGTGAGATGTAGAGCTACCAAGAGACTTTCCACATGAGCCTAGGAAACGAGATGACATCGTTGTTCATGCGCAATCATGTACCGTTTGATGTCCGGCAGTCCTAAGCTCAGTCACCGTAATGGTGGCAAGCCGCTGGCAGGCCGGATTGTAGTCTGCCTCGACGGGTAAGCAATCACTGTTTCGGCACATTGCTCCCGCCCAGCGGCATTGCTAGCCGTTGGGGATCTGGTCAGCGGAGTCCGGCCACGGCGTAAGCGGGCTGGGCACCTTCGGGTCAGTTGTAGCTCCGCTGACCAACATGCCGTGGTGGTGTAAGCGCACCCTCTCCTAAATTGGAGGGATGAAAGCCTAGCGACCTTCACATCGGCTCCAACTGCCCGAGGCACGTCCGAGAGGATAGCAGTTAATAACTGTAAATCAGGTGATTACGTTCCCTTGCCGTAGCTCAAGTGTTAGAGCAGCAGCGCCGTAAGGTGACTGAAGATGTGGGCGTCAATCCACCGGCAAGTTCAGAATCCGTAGCTCAAGCCCTGCCTGATACGTAGCCATAAGCCCCAGGAGTAGCGTTCTGGGTGTCGAAAAGGTCTCTAACTACGCTCTAGTATTATGGAGACTGAGGGGCACAGCCCACGGATCACACAATTGAATAATGGAGGTGTTCTCATGACGGGTGATCCATTACCCCCTCCGAGTACATCACCGCTGGTGGCCGAACGGTGGTCTGCCCTAACGAGGGTGTGTGGTAATCTCCCCGCCAGCTTATTCAAAGTGCCCGTTTACACTTAAAGGGCAGAGTGCGCCCGTTCCCGAATCCTTACCCTACCGGGAGGCAAACAACCTTGAACATATTGGACTTGCAAAAGATTGAACGCTTGTTAGAAGACATTCTCAAGGAATTGCGTAGGCTAAACGGGGAAGAAAATCCCACCAGTAATAGAAAGTAACTCTGATGCAGAGCAGAGTGCATACCGTATACCGAAAACAAGGCGTACTCAGTCCTACAAACTAGCATCCAAGTAACAGTTTCTGGTATCTTGAACACATGACTACACTCGGAAAGAACTTCAAACTGGTCTGGCTTAAACCTACACCACAGCCAGGTGTCAACATCACAGGTTATCTGTGTCAGTGCGGGGTCGTACACCGGTAATGACTACGGAGCTTTCAAAGGTTGACCAGCATACTTGGGACAGCCAGGAAGCTTACTTGACTGCTTTCGCCGGATTCGGCACTCTAACAAAAAGTTCTCAATCTGTGGGTCTCCACCGCGATACTGTCAGACGTTGGGAACATGGTGATGTGCAAGGCTTCAGGCAACGCCTACGCGAAGCCCAGAAGGCTTACGCTGACTACTTGGAAGGCTTGGCGTTGCTTAGGGTCCAGAACCCCGAGGGCAACCGAGGCTCAGACACTCTCTTGATCGCTTTGAACAACGCCAACAACCCCGACAAATGGCGTGGCAACAACGTCACCGTCGAAGTTTCTGATCAACTGCTCTCCTACATGCAGAAGAGACAAGCTGAGGACGGTAAAGCACTTCCTCCCGCTGAAACAGTGCTTGAACACGCACCCGAGGTGCCCCCTTGGTCGGAAAAGTAATTACAACCCCCTTAAAACGGCTTAGGTGAAGCCATGGATGACTTGAAAGCTCGGATTGACCGCGAACGCTGGGGAAAACACCTAGCGACCAGGCGTTGGCTTCAGTCTCACTCGTGCGGCTTCGCCGTCAATATGCTGGTAGATGCCGTCAAGCGGGCTCATTGCCCAGCCTGTGGCGACGATTCCTTACACACTAGCACCGTACCAGACCACGATACCCGTAGCCCAATGGAGACTTCCAGCCATCCTCAGCCCAGCAGCGACGAATGAGGTGTAGGCTAGGCTGGCATAGGTGGTACTGGTGCGGAGTGTCGTCAGCCAAGTACGGTGCTCAGGAGTGGGAACAGTGCTCTCGGTGCCAGCAGCGACGATGAGCTTGAGCCTAGCTTTCCAGGGAGAGACTTTCGCCAGCGCCAGACCCCCCCAGCAGGGCATAGCCGCGTACCCCGATACCTATATTCATCAACCCCGTAGAATTTTCTAGCAAAAGGAGCCCCATGAAACTGACCTCTGAGAGCTTGAAGTTGCTGCCGAAGATGGAGTCTGGGGTTGTGGAGGGGGACCGTTCATCGATTGTTACCACGAACATTCACTTCACGTCGATGATTCAGGTTTCGACGTTACTGGTGGATCGTGCTCAGTCGGTTGAGGGTTTGGGTAGGGTGGTTGGGAATCAGGCTTCGAAGGCATTGACAGCGGCGATGATGGAATATATCAAGGAGAATGATCCTCAGTTGGTTTATTCTGAGGCGATGACGTTGTTGATGACGGATAATATGATGAGTCCTCCGGGCCGTCTTCAAGAAAGAGTTTTCTGATGAGACCCAACAAGATTGAAGTTATCCATGTTCCCGCCCATCTTGATGATTACTACCTGCCGCGAGTGGGGGTATTGACTGCGCGGAGCGTCAAACCTACTTGGGATGAGTTGGAAGAGGTTGATTTCGTGCCACCTGAGCCTTGTAGGGTAGAGAGACCTGGGAAAGGATGGAGACAGGACAGGGTTCATAGTTGCGGGGAGCATCTGTACTTGGTAGTTTGGGGGTAGAATTTTCAAAAGGGAGTGACGTGATGGCTAACGGTGAGACTTGGTTCTTTGATTCTGAGGGGGCACACAGACAGTTACCGTGGGAAGAACGCCAAGAGAGAGAGTTGCTCAAAGGTAAACAGAGGATGGAACGTGAGGAACGGAGGAATATTAAAAGGTGGAAGGTTGAGCAGAGAAAGAGGTTCTTGGCACGTAGGAATGGGTGGTACGGTGTGTTGCCTGGGGTATTACATGCTGGAGATGTTGTAGAGCCTGAGGTGGAAAGAGGAGATTTATGAAGACTTACACTGTGGCTGAACTTGGTCCATTAGGTGAGAGTGATGGGACCCAGCATGAAATCCAGGCTGAATGGTATGACTTCCATGAAGTGGATAACATGTTTGAGTTCAGAGTTGGTGGGGGCCCGGGAGAGCTGATATTTGCAATTCCATCTGGTCGGGTTGCGTGGATCAAGGTAACGGAGAACGATTTATCTGTCGGGCTAAGGGGTAGATGATGCCGCCAGTCTTTGGGATTCGGTCAAAGTATGGAGATAGAATTTTGGAGGGTGACCTATTTAAGGATGGTGCAGAGGTTCCTCTGGCACATGGGGAGGAGTTGTTTTTGTACCGGAACCAGCATGACTTGGCCATGGTCCCTAGAAATCAATCAAAAAGAATGATGCCCAGACTTCCTAGGATGAAGATGCTTCGGTGGTAGATGCTGCTTCCTCATGACATTGCCGTGCAAGTTATTATGAGAGGGGCTCATTTCTCGAATGTCTGGGCACTGCCAGAAGGTGGAGTGACTGCTGATTACCAGAAAGCCTATGAAGCGTGGTCAAAGTACCTTAGAGGAGGTAAATGATGCCAGGACACGGAAAGCCAGGGACAGCACATGGACCAAAGAAACCGGTTAGGATGAAACCGAAGAAGGGGAAGAAGTAGGTGGGCCAAAAGGACTGGGAGAGGCTTCACGGACGAGCGGAGGTCATTCTTCCTAGTTTTGCGGGGTTTGGGTGGAGATGGCAGCCCAAGATTTGCAAATGCCCACAACCTCATTTTCTAGACCAAGATAAAGGAACGAAGAATGATAATTGAGTTTGGGGTTAGGTTTGCGACTGGGTACGTTCTGGCCTACTTTGGTGGATTGTGGGTCTATCAGGGACTGGGATTATTGGTTGAAAGGTGGGGGTTGTAATGGCAGGAAGACGACCGTCAAGGGTAACGAGGAATAAATCGACACCTAGACCTCCGGTAAAGAAAGTCTCTGACCCGAGGGCGAAGCCAAAAAGAGGCGTCGTCTCGGACAGACTCCGTAGGTTGCAGGAGGCGGCGGATGCTGCAAGGCGTAGATAATTGTTAACTCAAGAAGAAGTCAACCAATTGCCAGCAGGGACTGAAGTAATTATTACTTGGTCTGGAGGCAATGGGCCTCATAAATACACAACCGGACTTCATTATGGGCGTGTCGGTGTCCTGGATTCATTCACAAAGAGTTTCAGGGACTACATTGATTTTGTTGGTTCAGAACGATTCCACACACACGTTGAGTTGGTAAATAATGATTAGTTGCATCGGAGGTGGTGGGATTTTGGACGACGTGACGACTGAGTTCCCGACTGACGTGGTCCGAGCGGTGGCCGAACGTGATAAAATAGAGTAGCAACCGTCTCTCACCGGTTCCGTTATGTGAGAGTAGCGGGATTGGTGGAAGGCGGTATTTTTATGGCTCTCACAATTGCCGAACATCTAAAGAAGAACACAGAATACGGGCCGGATTGCTGGTTATGGACAGGAACAATCACTGCGGATGGGTATGGTAGGTTTAAGTCACAGGGTAAAAACTACACAGCTTCACGTATCTCAGCCCAGTTATTCCTTCGCGGCGGGTTTCCAATCCCAGAAGGATTGCAAGTTAACCATCTATGTCGAGTTCGGCATTGTGTCCGGCCATCACACCTAGAAATCGTTACCCAACAAGAAAACATCGACCGTGGTATTGTTGGTGAAGTCGCTAGAGCTATGAATCTAGCTAAAACTCATTGTCCTCAAGATCATCCTTACTCGGGTGACAATCTGATGTATAGCGAAGGTAAGCGAAGATGCCGGACATGCAGACGCAGCCAAGGATTGAAGAGCAAGTGGCGACAGCGGTAGACGCGGATGGGAACCTCCGGTGGCCGACGCTGTCTCGGGAGTGCCGTTGCCCAACTTACAAGGATGACGGGAGCATCGCTGGGTGGGACTGCTCAGTCTGCTTGGACCACCGACAGCATGGGCCATGGTGCATAGCGTGTCCGAATGGCTCAGGCCGCGTCCCCGACGTGACGCTGGAGAAGATAAACGCTATCGTCCATGATATGGGGTTGGAAATCAGATATTACAGGGAACCAGCGAACATGATTGGCCCAACACCAGTGCGCCAGTGGGCTGATATTGGTGATGATGACCGATGTTGGAACCGCAAGGGGGTAGGGTTCGGAGCTACTGACCGAGAAGCCGCCTGTTCTGCGTTACTTGAGACCTAATGGTGACTCTCACCCGCATTACTGGCTTAAAGGGCGAAGGCTCCCAGGGAACATATTGGGTGAAACCTCCATGTGCTAAGTGTGGAGCCGAGAGAATCTATCGCTCTCTGGGGTTGCCTGCCAAGGAATTCAAGTACGAATGGTTCGTCTGTGATAATGGGCACCACTACCCACTGTTTCTACTAAAAGGCACTAGACCGTGAAACGAATACTGGCGTTCCTCGGACGGTGGGTTTGGACCCAGATGATTAAGTTCATTGGGAACGTCTGGCAGGAGTTTCTCGCATTAGGAGTTCTAGGAACTGTCGCGTACTTCATCCTTAAATGGAAGGGACTGATCGAATGAGAATGGTCAAAATAATGAGGGCTCTGCGACGGTCTTGGCATGATATGTGGTGTCCCTACCATGACATTTACGTAGCCCATCGCGGGACTGTTCCAGGACCACGGGATGGTTGCCAGTGGAGAGAACGATGACAGACGACGATAAGCTGAAGAGGTTGGATCTTCGTGAGCAACTGTCTTGGGATGTGATTGACCACTGTGCCCATGACTTGGTCCTATGGAACCTTGAAGTCATCGAACGCTGCCAGCGCATCCGGGCGAGTCTTCAGAAAGTACAGTGTGGCGGTGAAGGTTGCCTGTGTAAACCATTGATTGATTTGTGGAAAAACGAACCCGACTTAGTGGATACTGAAAGTACTGGGAGTTCTTTACCTAATTCTGGATGGTCACTGACGTAATAAGGAGTAGAGAAAATGGCAGACGTTAATAATCAAGACATTGCGGGATTGCACGCACGGTTGAATCGGTTTCTTCGGGAGGGGCACAAGAGCGCAAGCAGCGGCCTCAATACAATAACAACACCTGACATGGCACGGCTCAAATCTTATTTGAACGCCGTCACGGTCTACCATGCTTGGGTCGTGGGTCAACCTGAACTGGACCTACCAGAAACCCACCCAAGGGCGTACACGTTGGAGGCCAACCCGGTCTTGAACGATGTGAATAACGAGGCAATCAACGACTTCCTGAGAATGTTAGAAAACACACGGGACGAACTGACCAATGCAGCGTCGGCTCGGCGTGCTGCGGGCCTTTCGGCAGCCGACTCTAAAAGGTTGACTGACAATTGCACGAAAGCCATGTCATTCTTGGTTGACTACGTAGAGCCGATCACACCGTTGGACCTACCCGAAACTACACCAGATGCGGTTAGCTCTGGTCCTGGCACCACAGGCATCTAAAACTGACCTCATTTATATGCCAAAGGTGTGGGGATACCTGGGAAGGTAAAGACCCACCCAGCGAGTGCCCAAATCGACTGTGCCGGTCAGTAAAGTGGGATGAAGCACGGTCTATGGAGAAGATGTGCGCGGGTTGCAATGCCATCTTCGAGGCCGCTGTCGGAATCCCACGAACGGGTAACGACGGACCTTACTGTAGCTCCTCCTGCCGAGAGAAAGTGAGGCGAGTAATCGACAAACATCGCCGGGTTCTGAATACCTGGAACCAAGGATTCCCACGAGGATAATGAGTCAGTTTTATTTCGGTCAATCTTGCCCAGATTGGACATTTAGACTGTGCTGAAATACTTGCGGGCATACGATGCGGTTGCATCTATGGAACAAGTCGGACAGACCCAGTCGTAAGTGGACGCTCCAACACTGCTGAGAGGCATTTTGCTGGTGCCCAAAGTATTCAGGGATAGTAAAGGATGACAGACGAACAACGTAAGGTTCTAGAGGATTATCGTAACGGAAACGTATCCAGAGAGACCGCTTTGAAATTCTTTGGGCTTTCTCGGGGAGACATGCGGAAATTAATATTAAATATCGAACTGCAAAGTCGGATACATGCAGCAAGAAACTGACCAAGCTCCTAGGTGCTGGAGATGCAATCGAGAGTTCGCGGTCTCTCTGACAAGGCCATGGGAAGTGAAATGCCCACGGTGCAAGGCAGTCAATAAGTCGGATGTGGTAAAGTGAGGTGATTGTCGTGCCGTATGAACCAAGCACGACCATAAATAGTGCTGGTGGCGGAATACAGACGCAAAGGCAGTTCTAGCTCAGGGGGGACAACGCACCGTGGCTGGGAATGGCGGGTTCCTTGAGGTAGCCAAAACTGAGCGTCCTTGGGTGTGAGTCCCAGGGCCAGCACTTATCAGGCCAGTAGCTCAACGGAGGAGCAGCAGTCTTATATACTGCCGGTTGAAGGTTCGAGCCCTTCCTGGCCTACCAAAAACTAGAATAAACGTGCCCTAGTGGCCAGCACACCGTGGCCCGTGTGTCCCGTGCTTCATTAAAGAAGGCGGGATTTTCTTTTGCCTCTAACTAAAGGTAAATCTAAAAAGACTATCAGCAGGAACATCCGAGAATTACGTAATTCTGGTCGTTCTCAGAAACAATCTGCAGCCATTGCGTTAAATCAGGCTAAGAAGAAAAAGAAGTGACGACTGCTGTAGAAGAACGGGTCATCGACGAGCCAACTCGGGCTTGGTTGCTCAAGTACGGGTACGGAACTCTCCTAGACACTCTAGAGATGAGAGGGATAGTCCCGACCAATGAGCAATGGCCGATTCTCACGTCCAGAAAAAGAACCATCCAGGTTCTAGGAGGATGGAGATCTGGAAAGTCTCAGGTTGGTACGGATTTTTTGTGGGGGAAATACAACTGGTCTAAAGCCGGACTCTATTGGCTGGTCGGTCAGTCCTATTCTCAAACCGAAGCAGAGTTCAACTATCTAGCCGACGCCGCCCAACAGATGGGACTCATCAAAGGAAGACTCCCGAAGTTCGTCCGCCAAGGTCCGAGTCGGATTGAACTAAAAGACGGGACAATTATTGAAACCCGTAGCGCAGACAATCCCCGAACGATAGCCGGGTCAGCTTGTGACGGTATTATCCAATGCGAAGCCGCCCAACAAGAAGAGGATATCTACCATAGATGTCGAAGCAGACTGGTAGACAAGAAAGGCTGGCATCTACTGACAGGGACTCTAGAGGGATCTTTGGGCTACTACCCGAAATTGTATGAACTTTGGAAGGGCGGTTACGGGGAAGAGGTTTCATTCTCTCTCCCCAGTTGGTCCAATCTAGTCATCTTTCCTGGCGGACGCCAAGACCCAGAGATACTACGGGAAGAACGGGAACTCCCCGAAGATATTTTCATGGAAAAATATGGGGGAATCCCAACTCCTCCAAAGGGATTAGTCTTCAAAGAGTTCCGTGCTGACTACCACATTCAAAGTGTTGAGTGGCAGCCTGAACTACCTGTTTATATGGCCGTGGACCCTGGCTTTAGTGACGCAGCCTCCTACGGGTTCTACCAATATGTGAATGGTCAAGTCAGAGGGTTCGCTGAGATATATGTAAGAGGAATGACCGCTTCAGACGTTATTCAAATGGTCCAGGGCCCGTCCGACTTCTCCCATAGATATCCGTTCTGGAAGACAGCTACCTCCAAGGGTGGACCAGGATTCTTTGGTACTGAAGACCGCTACGGAGAGCAACACCACCATAATTCCTCAGTCCAAGAGACCTGGCTCAGGGAAGCTGGAGTAAACCTTCATTCGGTCTACGTGAAGTCGGTCAATGACGTGGACGCAGTGATTCATAGAGTCTTAAAGGTTGATCCGCTCACCAACCAGCCAGGAATCATATTCGACCCATCCATGAAAGGGATTCTTTCTAACTTTGGGGCCTACCCAGACCCATTCGAAGGCCAAACCAAGGTATATAGATGGAAACAAGACCATTCCGGGGATACTTTTGGGACAGTCCCCGAGGACCGACACAATCATGGAATCAAAGGGCTCGGATACTGGTTGGTCGATCAATTTGGCTTTGTGATGTCCGTCCAGCAACGTACAGCAAAGGTGGTTTATCACTGATGATGCATGAATGCGAAATAATCAAGAGATTCGATGGTGTCTCGATCCATGACGAATACAATCACGAACTTTTCTCTGGTGGATGGGCCTTGGAGCGGCAGCATGAGACCGTCACTGAGGTAATTATTGAATATATCCCCATTATCTTCTGCCCATTCTGCGGAGAAGCCCTTGCAAAGGAAGCGTTAGTTCTCTAATGCAAATCAGTTCTTATACCCAAGCTGGAATCAATATTATTCACCAGAAGTCTGACTTTGAACAGTATAGATTCATTCTGGAATTCGTTGAAGGTCGATTGAAGGAAGCTAATTTGGATGTGGAGTTCATTGATGTAGAACCTCATGCCGATGGCGGAATACGTTTTTCCATAATGGTTGATGGGAAGGAATACTGATGGAATACGTCAATATAGTTGTAGAAAAAACAGAGTTGATGGATAACCAGATGCCACGTATTGAGATGGTCATGGCTTCTACTTTAGCAAAACAGATAGGTTCAACGACCGTAGACATGAAGATTGACCGCTCAGAATGCGAATCCTGTCCGGTTTGCCCGAATCCTCATTACCATTTGGTTGGAACAGTTAGATGAGCATTTCTACTGACATTGTCACGAAGGTCGACACAAACGAGCAAAATACCATGCCTATCAGAGAGCGCATGGATAATGACTTTGCGCTCTGGACGAACGAGAACTTTATTGAGAAAGACGGCTCTGGCCTAGGATTCGAGCAGTTTACTTCCAATGACCCGATGACCTATGGCCACAAAGCTGTGTCGATTCTTGCGAGTACCGTCATGATTCTGCAAACTATGCAGAATAACGACAATCGTTCTGTCAGAGATGACGATAATGCGGCAGAGCAATTTGCGCTCGGGGGATTTCATCAGAACGACGAAAATTTAACGCTCAACGGCGGGCTGGCTCTGAAAGACACCATGTCTTTCCACCTAGATATCCGAGGGTGGACCTCTGGAAGACACGTTTTAATCAAGGACAAAGGCCGTTCCTGGGTTGATGCGACTCCATTTGACCCCCGGAACGTCATGTACGAGTACGGTGGGACAGGAGGTCTTCTGTGGCTTTGTAATAAAACCTACGTTTCCCGTGCTTCCATCAAGGATGAGTACAACAAAAGCACTCCCGACACGGACGAAACGGAACTGGTAGCGAAATACGATTACTACGACCGCCAGAAGAATATCGTCATCGTCCCGCAGGTGCAGGAATCACCAATACGCAGCCGTAGACACGGCATGGTCAGAAATGGCCGTCCACGAGTCCCCTGCTGGAACGTCCCTGCCAGTCTTCAGCCTTTGGTGATGACCCCTCCTCAAGGAGATAGTTCTGGACACGCCTCTCAGATGGGTGAGTCCATGGCTCATTATGGGGAGAGCATATATGCAGAGAACCGCAAGGTCTGGCCTGCCTACCAGAAAATGATGTCCATCATGATGGAACTAGCCGCAAGAAGTAGGAAGCCAGTCTTTGGAATCCAGAGCAGGGACGGGATGAAACTGGTTGAGGGAAACCCCTTCCAGGACGGCTCCGAGATACCTTTGGCTGATGGTGAGACTCTAATCGTCTACGACATGATGAAGTCGGCACCAGACCTGTTGAACTTTATGACCTTGGTTACGGGGGAGATGCAAAGAGGTGGGTTCCCAGTAATCATGTTCGGGGAAACTCCCGCTACAATATCTGGATTTGCCATGAACACCCTAAAAGGAGGTGTGACGGACAAGATTCTCCCAGCATTAAAAGGCATGAAGATCGCACTGAAGCAGATCACAAATGCTTGGCGCGACCACCTGAACACCAGAGCCTTCGGAGTATTGGAACTAAGTGGATTGGGCCAGAACCGGAAATGGTTTTCCAATAGTTTCTCAGCGGATACGTTGGAAGACTTGCCCGAGCTTGAGATAGAACTCACACCTCAGCTTCCAGAGGACGACGCTGCAAAGATGGCATGGGCACAACAAGCTAGACAGCCTGGATGGAATGGTAAACCCATTCTTTCCGATTTCTTCATTCGAGAAAGGGGACTGAAAGTCCAAAACTCTGACATGGAAGCAGATGCGATTGACCAAGAGGCGGCTGACCAAGACCCGTTGGTCCACACCTCTAGGATGACTGACGCATTAGAAAAGCGTGGGGATAGTCAAGGAGCACAGTTCTGGCATTTCCGGTTCCAGCTGGAATTCAAGAAGTTTGAAGCTCAGTACCAACAGACAATGGCACAGATAGCTCAGATGAAAGCCCAGATGGTTCAACTAGGAATTGATCCAGGAGAACTGCCCGTGTTTGAACCAGACAGACCCCCAACATACGGTGGTGGGTTTACTCCTGAGAGCGGTGGGTTCAGCCCAGAGATCCTACCAAACTCCGCACAGGGTATAAGACCTCCACAGGTGGGATTTGATACACCAGCCCAAGCAGGACCGTTCGTAGAACCTGGGACGCCCAGACCGGGAAATAACGGGGTTTAGGAAAATACTATGGTTAGTCGTTTCTTTGATGATGCTCAAGAACGGGTAGTTAATGCTGCTGACCTCGTTTTAAGAGGACGCCGCTTTGGTGATGCAGACGGACTAACGGAATTCACCAGCGAGACACCTTCTGATAATGACTCTGATGAATTATCAGATTTACAGAATGAGATGATCGAACTGCTGGCGGAGGCGTTCAAAAATCAAACACCTCTGCCTACAGGGTTCTTTAATAGAATTGGCGGAACAACTGGCATCCAGTCCCGGACAGGTGAATTATCTTTTGAAGACTTCATCACAGCCATCATGGGGATTACTGGTGACACTCGTGCTGAAGTCACCGGAAAGACTCCTGGTGAGATAGGTGGAGTTAGTTTCACCAAGTCCAGTCGTCTTGGAAAGATAGTTACAGGAACTGGTATTACGCCGCCTCCTCAAACTGCACTAGAGTTAGAGAACGAACGGCTAGCTGAAGGTGGGACGAGAGAAGGCCAGCCTGGATTTATTGGACCAATTGGACCAGTAACAAGACCCCCAACAGAATTTGAACAAACCCGTGCCAATCTTTTCCCGATCACTGCTAGAGGAACAGGACAAATCGAACCTCAATTTACAGGCAGTGAAGCATTTTTAGGGAATCTTAGATCTGACCCGTTTGAGTTCCAAGAAAGTGGTGAGTTCTTCGACCAACCACCAGCGAGCCCCCTTCTCAGACAGGAATTCCTTCCTCAGAATCAGACTATCGACGATACTCCGACTGCAAGTGAAGCATTCCTCACATCTGATAGAGGGCAAAGAGGTTTGTTTCAGTCTGCTTTAAGTTCGGCTAGATTAACTCCCAATCAGAACGACTTCTTTAAGAATCAGCGCACCAACATAACCAATCAGTTCTTAGCTAACCAAGCCGACTTTGTCACTGGTGGAGGAGATATTGCCGATGCTCCCCAGTTCCAGCCCTTCATTGAAGACTTTAATTTCCAGGAGACCTTTCAAAATCTTACACCTGACCAACGGCAGGTGGGAGTATCTGGCCCTAGAGCCGGTTCCTTTAATCCTAGAGTGACGTTCGGAAATCGCTAATGGTTCAATTTAATAGAAAGACCCAAGACTTTGATGACCGTCCTCGGAAATTTACCGAAGAGGAACTGAAAGAACTCTTGGCTTTAGTGCCTCGTGGTACTCCCCCAGATAGTCCGCAACCCGTGACGGAAATTGATACTTTGGCCGGACGTATAGCTGAATTCGAGGGAGGAAATGTTCGAGAGGGGTCTCCATTTGCGCGTCAGACACCAAGACAACCCCTTGAATCAACATTACGTGCGATTGCCAAGCCTGCGGAAGTCTCAGGGGCTATCACTGGTGAAATCATTGCATTGGAGCGTGCTGCTGCTGAGAAGATAGGTATCCCAGGTCGTGGAGTTGACCCATTAGATCTGGCCTCTCGCTCGGCATTTCTAGAATTGCAGCAGGAACAGGACGCAAGAAGGGCAGCAGGCTTTCCTCCTCAGGAAATCGGATTCGGGGATATAACCGGTAAGTTCAGTGATATCAAAGAGTCGAGAAATCTCGGACAGAACTTATTGCTGGAGGTTGGTTCCGACCCATTAAACATAGTTCCTGGGGTTGGCTTTACTCAACTTGGCCGTAGAGTTCCAAGCGCCACAGGGGCATTCCGTTTTACTGCCCCTGAGGTTGCTGGTAGGTCTGGAGGGTTGGCAGAAGGCCCTGCGGTACGCCAGCTTGCTCCAGAACAAATACCTCCAAGTGTCCGGCCAGAACCTGTAGCGGATGTCCCCACTGTAACCACTGCCGAGGCACCTGCGTCTCTGACGAGCGTAGACCCAGATGACGCGGCAAAGCTGCTAAGTCTGGATGACCGCCTGAAAACATTAGTAACGGCGTCTAATGACCCAGCTATGGCCGACAATGCAAGTGTCCTTAATGCCTTATTGAAGACCAGCGGCGAGAGGAACAAACTTGCTGAGCAACTGAAAGAGGGATTGGGACTGAGTAAGGCGGATTCCACACCGGATGATGTTGTTGCTCGGTTAAGGAGTGATGGACCGACTGTAACTTCTGGGGATGCTGTCTCTTATACACATCTCCGAGCCCACGAGACCGTACTAGATCTCGTATGCCGTCTTCT